AAAGTCGTAAACCTTGCCAGCAGTCTGGTCAATGTTCAGCTGCTCATCCATCTTGGAAAGACAGTCATAAGCAACAACACTGACCATGTTGGCAGCTGTCCATGTAGCTTCAGCGATATAGAACGTGCCGACAGGAACATTTTCATAGGTGTCCTCAGCTACAAGCAGACCGTCTGAGATGGTTATTGTTTTGCCCGGATAATCACCACGGTCGAGAATATCTTTAAGGAATGTCAGCTTCAAAGTTCCGATATTTACAGAGCCCAGCGAAACATTCTTATCGGAGCACCTGTTTGTGTAAGACACTCCAATGACATCACTGTCAGTGAATGATATTCCGTCAATGGTTCCGATCAGTCTGTGAGTTTGTACCTGGTCGAGCATTTTTGCTCTGTATAATTCTGAAATAGGATACATAGATTAGAACTCCGTTACCTTCACTGAACATACATAGAGACCTTCCACTGAACTGAGCCATTCAGAGCCCTCAACGAGCTCTTCCTGAAAGTCCCTGACTCTCACCGTGTATGTCTTATTCATATAGACCATGGAAGTGGATTCATCTTCACAAAGGGACTCAAGGATATCCCTCTTCCCCTTTGTTAGATTGAATTTGAAGTTCCATGATTTCTTGCTTGGTCTGACAATAACGACCAGATCTCCACCGGATTCACTCTGAGATACGTTCTCGATCGTTTTGGATCCCATTTTGGAATCAATCGGATTCGGGAACTGCTCATTATTGAATGTCAGATAATCACCTAACATAATCAGTGACCTCCTGTCGTGTAGTTGTAATTATCAAGAGCATTAATGACGATCGTGTCGAGCAGTTCTGTTCCGAGGTAAACAGGAACGACTATCGTCGCACCTTCCATGCCTGCAGAAGCTGCCTGTGTCGTTATCGCCTGCTCGATCCTTGAAAGACCGCCAGTATAATCAACAGTCTGATGGATATTTGAGTTAGTTGCGATGCTGTAATCGTTATCGAAAGGAGCTGCAACGATGCCGGCCGTCTCAGCGACAGCTGCTTCGAGTGCAGCCCTCTGGCTCATCATTGAATCAATGTAGTTCTGCATCATGTCTGAACCTGACTCGTTGAAGTCTGAAAGAGGTCCCTTTTCCGGTTCAGAGAAGTGCAAGAAGTCTGCGATTATGCCGGCTGCATCACTTACTGTTGAAGTGAGTGATGAGAACATTGATGTGATTCCGCTGATGAGGTTGTCAATAATATCCGAGCCCCATGTCGAAGCTCCTGCTATGATTCCATCAAAGGCAGCCTGGAAAGCTTCAAGGATATCATCAGCTCCGTCACCTGTGATGTATTCGAACATTCCAGTGATGAGCTCTGCCAGACCTCCAAGGATCGCTATGGTAATTTCAGGAAGTGCACCAATAAGACCGGTGATGAGTGTGAACCCGGCCTCGGTTATCGCAGGAAGTCCGTCACCCGTCAAAAACTCAACTATGCCCAAGATAATTTCCGGTAAGCGTGAGATGAGGACAGGTAGGTACTGGATGAGGCTCGAACTGAGTGTCGTGATTAAAGTCAAGGCTGCACCAAGTATCTGTTCAAGTGATCCACTGCTCAATAATGAGTCGACGATGGTCAAGATTGCATTGAGAGCAGCCGGGATCAAAATAGGAAGGGCCTGCGTGAGACCGCCAAGCAGAGCAGTCACGATCTGTGTCGTTGCCTCTACCAGACTCAAAATATTCTCTTCTGATAAGAGTTGAGTTGCCAGCGTCTCAATTATCTGCAATGCTCCGTCAATCAATAAAGGTGCATATTCTATGAGTGCACTTGCAAGAGTCATGATGAGATCGATGGCAAGCGGAATGAGCACCGGAAGGAGCGTGATCGCTGATTCTACAACGGAATTGAACAGTGATTCAAAGGCAGACAGGAAAGAATCTGCGTTTTCTGCTATCGACAAAGCGACCTGTTCAAGCAAACTTCCTGCCAGATCGATGAGCTGAGGTGCAAGACTGACCACAAGTGGCAATATCGCACCGAAGACGGATTCTATTATAGTGAGGAGCTGTGGGATATAAGCCTCAGCAAGCTCGACCGCTCTCGGTCCAAATTCCTCGATGATCGTTCCGATCTGGTCGATATCTCCACCGGCTCCGGCTAAGGAAGCAGAGAACTCACCAAGAAGACTTACTGCGTCTCCGCTCATGCTTGTTAAGATCGGGAGAAGTACCTGACCGAAGGAATTGGAGACTGCTTCAGTGATGTTGTCGAGTCTCCGCATATTATCATCAAGAGCAAGGAAAGCTTCCAAGGTGTCTTCTGACATAACATATCCGACATCTGAAGCCTCAGCAGCGAGCTCATTGAAAGCGTCTCTTCCTGCCAGGATAAGCGGATTCAATTCCTTGGCTGAACGGCCGAAGAGCTCCATGGCTGCAGCATCACGCTCGGATTCCGATGTGATCTGTCCTAATGCCTCAATACTATCCCAGAAGACATCCTCAGCTGAACGCATATTACCCTCAGTGTCGAGATAAGCAACACCGAGATCGTCAAATTTATCGATTGCTGACTGAGTACCGTCTGCAGCAGAGCCCATAGCCTTTTCAAGCTTGGTGATGGAACCTGTGACGGTCTGCGTGTCTACATCAAGCAGTTCTGAAGCATAGTTCAGTTCCTGGAGTGTCTGAGAAGACAGTCCTGTGGTCTTTTCCATCGTAAGGAGCTCATCAGCAAGATGTGACGCTCCCATCGTTGCATCGACCAAAGCAGTTCCGACCTGGGCCATAGCAGCTCCGATGGCTGCTCCTGCTGCAACAGCTGCAGTGACAACAGCTTCAACGGCCACAACAACAGCTTCCATGGCTGCTTCAGCAACCTCACCGGCTACCTCTGCAGCTTCTCCGAAGTCTCCAAAAGAACCGGAAGCTTCCTCTACATTACCACCGGCTTCTTCTGCCGAATCTCCGACATCTGTCATGTCATCAGAAGCCTCTGATGAAGCTCCTGACAATTCGTTGAGTGTTGCTTCAGTCATGGCTATCTCAGTCGAGAGTTCTGCCATCTGTGAAGCTGAGAGCTGTGCATCTTCAGGAAGCTCTGTAAGAGCATCGGACTGGACCTGTCTCAAGATCTCCATCTTCTGAGAGACAGCGTCCGTCTTGTCTGCGAGGACAGCTTCACGAGCTGCCAAGAGGTCGACGTTAGTCGGATCGAGCTCAAGTGCTTTGTTTAGATTTTTAAGGGCAGCATCATCCTTCTTGATCTGACTCTCTACATCCTGCAGAGATTTTGTCAGTCCGGAAGTCTTACCTTCAATTTGAATTGTGATTCCTTTGATAGTGCTTGCCATAATTAACTCCCTTTATCTGGGAAAGATCGTCTCGATATCGGCCTGCGTTGCTATGCGTGGCCAGTTATACTTGTCGTTGCCCTTTTCATTCAGGATTCCGAATATCTCTCCACATGAATAAAGCCTCAGATCTTGTTTTCTGATTCCAAGTTCTAAGGCTCTAAGCTGAAAGAGGCTCGTTGTCATTGGTCGGGTGGTCTGGCCACCCTTCATGCGTTTTTTGCTGACTTAGGTACTGACTGATCGATGTTTATCTTTTCCCAGATCTTTGCTGAAATTTCAGGATTCAAAAAGTCTGAAGCATCACATGAAGCCAGGAACGTCATAAATCCGTTATAGCTTCCGGAATACTTTCTATCGTGAAGCAGCGTTCCGATATAAGCGATCCTCGGAGTGTATTTCTTCATCTTGCCTCCGACCTTGATATTAAATTCCATAAGTGTGTTCTGGTCATCTTCATCAAGCAAGGACATATCGATGATCTTCTTCTCGATCTCCTTACCGTTCTCTTCAATCTTGACCATTTTGGAAGCTTTTTCTCTTAAAGCTTTGATTCTGTTGGAAGGTCTCATTGCTGTGAGGACTTCAAAGAAGTCTTCGTGGAATACATTCTCAAAGAGCTCATAAAATGCTGCGTTGATTTCTACATTATCAGTGTTAAACATGGTCTTTTTTCTCCCTTTTTAAAAATAAGGGAGAGATCCGAAGACCTCTCCCCTGTGCCTGTTTTATTTGCTTCTATCAGGATGATTCGCCACCCGAGAAAGTCGGGACGTGAACTGCTGAATAGAAGTTTGCGTAAGCTGTCGGATCTACATCCTTGCCTGAGAAGGACTTGACCAGATGGCAAGGCTTGCCGTCGATCATGACAGTGCTTGCCTGCGGAACAGCTCTGAACTTAGCTTTCTCGGTAAGAACAGAAGCGTCCGAATTAACATCAACAGTCTGTGATGTTACTGACGGTCTCTGAGCGATGCTTACCTTGTAGAAGACATATTTTGTTGCTGTTGAGTCAGACTCAAACTCGAACATAAGAGCGAAATAATCAACTTCGTCTCTGTCTGTC